GGGACTGGGTGATGCCTTCCTCCAGATAGTCCTGGGTGAAAAGGGCACCAGCGGCAAAGAGCGTTGCATCGGTCACAGCCCAAGGCTTACCGTCAGCAGCTTGGTTCGCCAAGGTTCACTGAAATTCGGAATGGCCTATCGCGGGCGATAAGTCACAGAAATGATGATGATGATGCGGGAAAGCTGTCACTCCGCCATTTATGCCAAAATTCGCTCTGCAATTCAGGATATTGCTGATCGCATCCTGGTCCGTCCCCACAATCGTCCCCCCACTGTGCTTCGGATTGGGGCGGCCAGACGCTCGGCGAGGCCACGAGAGAGGCCCCAGCGGGCCAGCAGCGCGACAATCAGGTTCATTGGTCGTTTCCTTCGTCCAGTTCTCCGGTTGCCCGCCCCTTGGGGCGGAACGTCCCGATCACGCCGATCAGGCCCGTCACCGCCATGCCGATGAAGCCGAGCGCGGCGAGCACCTCATCGAGATAGCGCTCGGGCGCGAGCGCCACCGCCAGCCCGCCAACAACGGACAGCACCACAATCGCCCCCAGCGTGGCCAGATAGGCAATCAGCGCGTCCTGCCGGGTTCTCATTCACGGCCTCACGCCCGTCTTGCGTTCGAGCCACTCGCGGAACTGCCGCACCGTGCGCCCGCCGCCGAGGATCGAGGGGTTGGCGCGTGCCGCCGCCGCACCGGCAATGTCTGCCGCTTTGGCATCGAGCGGAGTCTTCAGCATCCGGATCGCCGTGCCAGCGCCAAGGAAATGCGCGGCGTAGAGGGTGGCCGCATTGATCGGGATGCCCGCCGCCTGTAACGCCCGCAAATTCTTCATGGTGAACGAGCGCGCCCGCGCCGTTTGCTCCTCGATCGAAGGCTTGAGGCCGCCGAACGCCTTGCTCATGTCCGGCCCCCACGCGCCGCCCTCGGCAATCCAGGTCGAGCGGATAAACTGGTAAAGCCCGCTGGCGCTCGATGTCGGAGCCTTGACATAGGGCCGGTTGCCGCTCTCGATGCGCGCCAGCATCTCGAAATAGCCCGGCGGGATCGGGTCAGGCGGTGCTGGCGGTGCAGAGGGCGCATCGGCGCGGCGAACGCCCCAGCTGTCGAGCAGCGCGTGCAGCTGGGCGATGCGCCCGGGCACGTCGAAGGGGTTGCCCCCGGGCGTGGCCGTGCGGATTGCGTCAAAAATGGGTTTTCTCGGATCATTCATGCCAGCGCTCCCTGTGCCAGCTGCTCACGCGCCGGGCGGGGGCGGGCCTGGCATCCCGCCACCGGCCTGCTCGGCGGCAGCCAGAAACCGATCGGTGTAGAGCTTGATCAGCCGGTCCGCGCCGACGGTGCCGAGCGCGGTGAGCAGCGCCGCAACCTCGCCGTCGGCGCCGAACTGGCGGACGATCGAATAGGAAATGAGCGCCACCATGGGGAGAAGCAGCACGTCGGCGACGATCAGCGATGGACGCAATCGCACCCCACGCTTGATCAGCAACGCATACTTCGCCGCCAGCCCGAAGGTGAGGCCGATCCAAATCCAGCTGTATTTGGCGATTGCCGTTTCGATCCAAGGCATCATCGCCCCCGCTCCCTTCACGATCATGGCACGATCATGCGGCGTAGAAGGACACGCCGCTGAAGCTGCTGAAGAACATATTCGAGCCGGCCACTTCGACGTCGCCGTTCGCCTTCACGTTAATTCGGAAAGCACCGCCGGCGCTGTAGCCGATAAAGATCAGGTCCAGCTCGGGGCGATAGCCGGACAGCAGCGTGAAGATCACGCCATCCATCGATGCGGTCGGGTGCTGCATTGCGCCTTCGATCGTCACCAGGCCGTCTTTCGCCTTGCGATAACGCGGGTTCCCCCAAGCGCCGCCCAGCCCGATCCAGCCGAGATTGAGCGAGGGCACTTGCCATGCGCCGGGGCTATGATCGATGGCTTCAGCCGCCCACGCGGAGCCGTCATAGACCCACGTTGCGCCATCGTCCTTGTTGTGGACGCGCCAGCCTTCTTCGGGCACCAGAAAGACCCAGCCGCCAAACCAGGCGGCGATCTGCCCCTCCTTGCCCGCCCAGGCCCCCGAGGCACCCGCGGCCACAATCCAGGCCTGCCCGTTCGCGGGCGAGCCGGGCGGGGCCGAGGTGGTGCTATTTACCACCACGGGCTGCACCAGCGCATCGAGCCGGTTCAAGGCCTCGTTGTGCGTGACTTCCTTTTGCGCCTGCCCTGTGGCGATGTAGGGCAGGGCGAGCCTGGGCGTTTCGCTCACAGCAATTTCTCCGCAGCTAGTCCGCGCCCGACGCGGGCGCTCATCTGATAGACCCGAACGCGCACGGCGCCTTGCACGCTGCCAAAATCGGCAACCTGCTGCGCGGCCGAATAGGTGGCGGTGGGGCTGGTGGTTGCCAGCGTGCGCACCACCGCCAGGCTGGCATCGAGAATGTCGATTTCGTAGGCCTCGCTCGCCTCGCCGAGCGGGGCATCGACCCCGTCAGCCCAGGGGTCCTCAAGCCGGGTGCGCCGGATCCAGCTGATCGCCAGATCGCCCGCGGCATTGCGCTCGCCCTTGAGGTGCGCGGGTGCATAGGGCCGTGCCCAGCGCCCCGAATGGGTGAAAACAAACGGCGTCGCATCCGACAAATTCGTTCCCACCGACACCGCGCGATAGTGCCGCGCGATCCCGATCTCGCCCGCCTCGAGTGCCGGGCGAACAATGCCCCCGCCGGTAAGCAGCACGAACCGCTCGCCCGCCGCGTGCGCGCTGATCTGATCCTCTGTCCCCTTGCGCCCGCGCAGCAGGCCCGAAAGCCGATATTGCCCCGGCGCAAGCAGCGTGGCGGTGCGGAACTGGATGATCTCGCCGCCCACCACCGCGGCGTTCGCCCCGTTGAGCACCTGCAAGGTGGTGACGCTCTCAAGCGTGTCTGCCGGATTGAGCAGGGTGACAGTGACGCTGTTTGCCTCGTCCCAATATTCGGCGGCCGCGGGCCCCAGCGCATCGCTGGTGGTGCCGATCACCGCCCCATCGGGCAGATCAGCCAGCGGCTCGTAGTTTACCCCGCCATCGCGCGAGCGGTAGAGCACCGCGCCGCGCCAACCGGGCGAGGCCCCCGCAGCTGCGACGTAAATCCCCGGGGCATCGTCGGCATCGCGCAGGATCGGCAGATCGAGCAGGTGCGCGCTGGTCGCACCGGGCAGCGCGATCTGCTGCGGCGGCACCGGGGCAGCGGCCGCGCGCGCCTGTTTGGAGAGCACCGCGGCCCCATCGGCGCGGCATTCAATCCGCAGATAGCCTGGCAGGCGCAGCTCGCGCCGCACCACGCGCACCTGCCGCTCGCGCCCGTCATCATGGGCCACCACCAGCTTGTGCCCCGGCTCGACGTGGAGATAGTCGATCGGGAGCTGATAGGTGAAGGCATCGCGCGCGGTCCACTGCATCCCGGCGATGCGCTCGGCAATCGCCTTGGCCTCATCAGCTGCCAGCACGATCGGCAGTTCGATCGTGATGTCCGCATCGCTGCTCACGGTGCTGCGCCGCGCGCGCTGGCTCGAGGGCTGATAGTCGCGCGCCGGATCGAGGTGCTGCACCAGGATCTGGCGCGGCAGCTCAAGATCAGCGGTGCGGCTCGCCTCGTAATCGGGCGGGCGCTCGCTGCCAAAGGGGTGCGCGCCAAGCTCCTCGCGCGGCACCCTGGCCACCGGCGGGCTGTCCGAGGGGAAGAACTGCAGCTCGCCTTCGATTTCCGAGCAGTCGAAAAACCAGGCCGCGCGCAGCGGTTCGAGCGCGCTGCGGATCGTGGCGGCGCGGGCGATGGTGTAGCCGCGCAGGTCGAAATAATCGGCGCGCGCGGCATCAAGATAGGGCACGTGGGCGGCGGTGCACAGCTCCTCGATCACGGTGGCGACGGTCGCCGAGGGGTGCGCCTCGATCTCGAAAGTGAAATTGGGGATGCGGTTGCCGAAATCGCCAAGCTCGAGGTGCTCGAACACGACATAGGCCAGCCCGCGATAGGCCGGGCAATTGTCGGCCCCCAAGGCCGCCTGCATCACCGGATCGGGCAGCTGGGTTTCGGTGCCGGTGTAGATGCGCAGGGCGCGCGCGTGTTTCTGCACCCCGCTCTCGTCGCGGAACAGCTTGCCATCGGCCCAGATCCGGCGGATCCCGGCAATCGGCCCGCGGCACAGCGCGATCGCACAATCGACATGATAGGTGTAGGTGGTGGTCTCGGTCTTGGGCCGTCCGCCCTTGCCGCCCTGCTTGCGGGTGGTCTTGGTCTCGATCAGGTCAGTGGCCCAGATGAGGTTGCCCGCCACCCGGTTTTCTGCCCCGAAAATCCGCGGGATCGGGTTGCCGTAAGACGAGGCCTGGACGGCCAGATCGCCCAGCCGCGGCCCTTCGGACCTGATCGTCGGGGCAAAGAGCACCTGATCAACCTGCGAGCCGATCAGCGAGCCGATCGAGGCGCCAAGCGGCCCGCCCACCGCAAACCCCACGGCAGAAAGAACCAGCGTTGCCACTATTCGACCCCCGGCAGCACAAAGGCGGCGACAATCTGCCCGGCCCAGACCGCATCGATGCGGTGCTCGACCACCCGGCGCGCCGGGGCATAGGCGTGGAGCATCGCGCGCTCGCCGCCGAGCTCGGTGAGAAAGGCGAGGTGCTGCGGCAGGCCCTCGATACTAAGCAGCAGCACGTCTCCGGGCTGGGCCGCCTCGATTGCCACCGGGGTCATGTGCGCATGGCACAGCCGTTCGAGCTCACGGCTGTCAGGCCGATGGCCGTAGCCGGTTATATCCACCTCAGACAGGCCGAGCTCGCGCGCGACCCCAACAATCACCCCGGCGCAATCGACCCCGACGCCGCGCAGCCGCCCCTGGTGATGGAACGGGGTGCCGAGCCAGCTGCGGGCGGCGGCAATCACCTCACTGCGCGCGATCATCATTTCGGGTCCGGATAGCGCAGCATCGCATCGGTGCCGGGGACGTAAGGCTCGCCCCGGAAATTGATGACATTGTTGAACTTGGCTCGGCAGGTGGCAAGCCTCTTGTCGCAGCCGGCGTAGATGGTGAACTGGTCGCCAAGCGCGATCTCGCGCGCCATCGGCTCCCACAGCTCGATGCGCCCGGCAGCATAGGCGCGCACTTCGCCCTTGCGCCCGGCATTGGCGCCGCTCGTCCAGACAATTTCGCCGTAATCGAACCAGCCGTCGGGATGCGTCAGCGCGGCGGCGTAAAATGTGCGGTTGTCCGGCACCGCCCCCAGCGTGCCATCGGTGAGCGCGGTGACGCTGGCAGAAACAGCAAAGGCCGCGCGGCTCACCCCGCAGGGGGGCGAATAGAGATCGACCCGGCACTCGGGCGAATAGCTGTCGATCACCGGCTGCTGGATGCGCTGCGCGAGCCCGCGCAGCTCGGCGCGGAACGCCCCGCCTTCCTGGCTGATCGTGCCAATCCAGCCGCGCCGCACGATCGTGCGCGGCAGCTCAAGATTACCCCAGTCGACCACAAACAATTCGACCGCGGCATGGTCATAAACCCCGGCGAGCAGATCAGCGGCGGTAATCTCCTCAGCATCGAGCACGCCCAGCAGCTCGACATCGGCCACCGACATCTCGGTATCCGAAGCGAGCTGCGAGGCGCTGAAACTGCTCACCGGCGAGTAGGTCACGCCGTCGATCACCAGCGGGCGATCATGCGAGGTAAAGCCCATTACCACCCCGTCGGTGCGCTCAATCTTCCAGCACTGGGCCAGGCGGGTAAGGGGCGGGAAAACCTTCCAGTTCTGCTTGTCGAACAGCCAGCCATCGCGCATCACCTGCTCGCGCGACCAGACAAAGACGTTGCGCGGCGCCTCGCCGAACGCGCGCCAGATCGCCTTGTCGGTGTTGAACCAGATCCAGGTGGTCGAGGGGAGCAGATTGAACCCGGCGAAATAGTCGATCTTGCTTTTGGGGTAGCCGAGGATTGCGGTGGCAAGCTGCCAGGTGAGGGTGTTGAAGGCCCAATCGCCCTCGATCACCTTGTCGTAATCCTCGATCTGGAGCACGTCGAAGGCAGGGTGCGCCCAGGCGGTCTCGGCAAAGTTGAGCATGCGCAGCAGCGGCGCATCATCGCGCACAATCTGCGGGGTAAACACCAGCAGATAGGCCTTGGCGCTGGGGTGGGCGGCCTTGATCTGGCTCACCAGCCAGCTGGTGGCCTGGCCGAGCTGATCGCGGCACCAGGCGAGATAGGGAAGGTGAACCGGGTCGACCTCGCCGAACACGCTCTGGAGGTAAGGCGTGGGGGCGTATTGGCCGGTTTGCGCGTGATAAAGCACGAGCGTGTCATAGTCATAAATATAGGGCGCGTGGTTGCTGAAAGCCCCATCCCACCACCAGGGCTCGCCGATCTGGAAATGCTTTTCCGCGCCCGCAGGAAGCAGGCCGAGCACGGCAAGGAACACGTCGCGCAGATATTCGAGCGCCTCGCTGCTCGTGGGGCGGATCAGCCCCGAGGGCGGCTGCCAGCCGGTGCGCGCAAGGTTCCCGGCATGATCGCGCTGGTTCCAGCTGTCGGGCATGAACATGCCCAAGATCTCGAAGCTCACCGAGACGATGATCGTGTAGCCCCTGGCGTGGAGGCGCGCGAAGAAATCGGTGAGCCACTGCTGTGTGGGGGCGTTGAGTTTTGGCTTGGCCGGATCGACCACATAGCGCTGTTCGGCCGCGTTCCACGAGAGCGAGTGGAACTTGGAAATCCCCATGTAGAGCACATAAGGCCCGCGATACCCGAGGGCGTAGACCTGCTCGACCAGCCGCTCGGGGGTAAACGGGTAGGCATTATCGAAACCATCGCACATGCGCAGCTCGTGCGCAGGCTGCGGCGTGGTCCAGATCGGCAGCGTGCTGTTGGGGCCGGTGACGCTGATATTGCTGATCTCGACCTCGGCCGGGCTTTCGCCGATCGGCTCGGCGCTGGCGGTCTCGACGAACACCTCGGACCCGGCCGGGATGGCAAACCCGCCGGCGGTGCTGATCGCCGGGGTGATGCTGACGGTCTGCACCGCGCCACTGCTCGCGGGTGAGGTGACGGTGTAGAACGGCACGCCAAACGAGCCGAGGATATAGATCCGGTCGCCCGGGCCGATGGTGCCGCTATCGCCGACATTGAGCGTGATTGAGCTTGCTCCCGGCTGCGCGGCGGCAGCGAGCGAGCAGTTCCCGCGCCCGGCAGCTGCGGGCTGGAGCGAGATGAACAGCCGCTTGACATCATCCCAGGGCACGGGCGTGTCGGGGAAAAACCCGGCCTGGGTGGTCTCGTCAAAGGCAAGGCGGATGCGGCAATTGTCGGGCGTGCCGCTCAGCTTGTAGTTCCACGGCCGCACGTAATAGCTGCCGCTGCGGTAGGTCTCGACGGTGAGCGTTACCGATTGCAGCCGGTCCATCGCGCGGATGCCCGAGGATGCCCAGT